TGCCATCCACAAAGCGGGAAAAATTCACGCCAGCAACGGTCCGTATACGGTACTTCCAGGCCTGCGTCGCTTGATCTCTCCAGGCTTCCAGGAATATCAGATCGTCACGAGTACCCTCTGCAGGTGGTGCTGGCAGTTCAATCTTGGTTAACATGTTATTCCACGGGATACCCGCGTCAGAGCTTTTCACCGTTATTGCATTCCCTGTAATTAGGGCCTGGGATTCGCTTAGACCTATAGCGTTAATCGCCGCGTAATACCATGCTGATTGCGGTATTTGAAACTGTCCTTTTTTGTACGTTGGTAACGAGGTATCCAGAGCCGGATGCACTCCCGCATGGGTTAAGAAGCCGCTATGCGCGGCAGCTGCGCCCAGCTCCCCAGCTGTAGATACCAGGGCGTTCGCTATACCTTCCTCAATGTGCAGCAGATTCGCGGCATTTAATGGCGTACCCTGCTGTACGACGGCCCCGCTACCGTCTACGATATGGTCTTTCCAGTCTTTCTTCGTGTATGGCATTTCTTCGGCCCCCTATACTCTTGTGAGTGTGTACTTAAAAGTTATCAGCAGCCCATTAAGCGCGGGCTTCGTTATGCTGTCCGGCTGGTCGTCCCAGACCGCGCCGTCTTTATCGATAACCTGGACCCGGGTCATTGTGCCGCTTACCGTCTCAGCCAGGTAAAACTGCAGCGTAATTACGTCGCCGGTCAGTGTCAGCGTATAAGGCTGGGCCGTGATGTTCTGGCCGCCGATTGTAATAATAGCGTGTGAGATCATGCCCTGGAACCAGGCTTTTGTCTTATTGTGGGCGCTCGTCGTTAGTGCCATTACATTTCCCCCGTTCCTGTGTTAATTGTGCCAGTCAGCTTAAAAGCTGCCTGCTGCGTCGTGCTGTACGTAGCGGCGATCTTCTCACCACCGGAATAGGTGACTGCCTGGTTAACCGGGATCACAGTCACCGGTGCGGCCAGTCCTCCAGCATACAGTGCGCCAGTGATCGGGAAGGACGCCTGCAGGACCCGTTCGAAGGTCTGCGCGATCCGTTCCCCGCTGTCGTATACTGGCGGCATTGGCAGGTTGACTACCTTCGGACCGTCATAAGGAACGCCGCAGTATAGCGTATTGCTGGCAAAGGCCTGGAACGGGTAAGCGATAGCCGCATAACTCCAGCCGATGTTAATCCCGCTTTCGTAGACCCAGGCGGCCCGATATTTAACGCCCAGGTGGGCGTGGATAATATTGTCGATAGCAGCAAACAGCTGCGGGCTGGTATTGGTTTCCCGATCCATAACGATTACTACCTGCATGTTTTCCCGGTCGAATTGCACTGTGACCGGCCGCTGTGTGTATATCTCGGCTATGCCCTTAATCAATGCAACAGAAAAAGGTGCTTTGCTCCGTATGCGGGCCAGCACCTTCTTGCGGCGTAGATCGTAGGTATTGCCGTCGTCGATTGGCAGGCCGTACCGGGCTTCCCAGAGGGATAACCCCCAGGTGGCTGTCGTGGCCCTTAGCTGTAGCTGTAGGTCGTCCGTAGCAGTACCCAGGCGGTCCAGTTCGTCGGCTATGGCCTGCTGTATGCTGCCATAGGTCCGACTTTCCTGGTAGTAGCCCGGGGCGCTGTCAATCATGCGCTGGGCGCGTACCGTGGTCATGTCAGGGTCACCGTCCCAGCGACGGCTGCCTGCGTATCCCCTACCGATATATCCACGGTCCCGCCGTTCAGCGTTAAGGACGTCCAGTTCATGACGCCCGGCGTCGTAATCAGAGCAGCCCCGACCTGGTTATAGGCGACCAGGTAAGGGTGGCCGGTACTCTCGTCCACTTCAAAGGCCAGGCCTTTCAGATACTCCACCAGGGACACCAGGAAGGCCGTCCTCACCTGGGAAAGCGTGTAGCCGGTCTTAAGGACCACGCTGGCCACGACGTTAATCGGCAGGTTTCCAGCAGCTTCGACGGTGACCGCTGCCCCAAATGGGGCGCGACCTTCGCCCAGCCCTTGGCTGCCGGGATCAAGGAAGGCCTGGAGATTGGCGACCACGGTCGGAGTCGCGCCGGTGAAGTCCGCGCCCAGGATTACGACTTTTACCGTGCCGTTACCGTTCCAGCGTGACAAGCACTTCGCTTTCCCTACGCCCTCGTATTCCTCTGCCCAGCGCACGTAATCGTTTTTGTTCCCGCCGGTGTCCTCATTCGACACCTTAAACAGATACCGGTCCCAGGCTTCGGCGTCGGTTTCAACGTCCCGCCCTGGAATCGTGGTCCCGGCGTCTACTATGCTGCGCACTCCTGGGATCGGCGGCAGCAGAATGAACTGGGAACCGGTGGCTACATTCGTAAGCAGCCCGGACGACGCGCAGGTGACCGCTACAGAAGCCGTTCCGGCTACGTCAAAGGCTGCCACGTTGTCCACAGTGAATTCTAACGGGTTGCCGTTGTCGTCCAGGATCACGACGCTGGCTGTGTGACCGGCGGGGATCACTACCCCGGCGTCCGCTGTGATTGTCAGCAGGCGCTGGTTAGGTGTGGCCGCGATCCTTGCCAGGCCGATTTCCTCCAGGTGGCCGTCCATGTATTCCCCTTCGGCATACTGGGGGAACGCGTTTTTTAGGATCGTATCCTGGCCGATCTGCAGCAGTTGTACTTCTGGTATGGTCGGTACGACGGTATCAAATACAAAGTCGCCTGGTTCCTTGCGCCAGTCTGTTAGGTTCGGATTCGCCAAAAGGCGGGCCTTTATGACGGCTTCGTCTTCTTCAAAGACGGCCGCGTAATCTTCCCGGGTGTTAGCCATTGGTTATGTCAACCCCCTCTATGTTCGTCGTGCCGTATATGTGAATTACCGTACAGCTGCAGAAGTAAGCCAGTTCGCCCGTATCGGGGGCCTTGTCTTGAATGATTTCAAGGTCCGTTACGTCTGTGATCCAGGGGTCATATACCAGCGCTTCGTATATGTTCCGCTTAAGCTCGCTTATTCTAGCCACTTCCGGCATTTGTTTTATTAAGGTCCACTGGGCATCATTGCCATATTTATGGTCCAGCTGCGGGTCTTCCAGGTTGGCATAGATGGCGTACAGCCCCCGGATCGTCTGGGTAGCCTTAAGCACAATCTGTTCCACGGCATCCCGGCCGGTGGCGGTAACTACGCCGCATTGTAAGTCTGTAGCAAAGTCGCCAGCGATCCAATCGAATACCGGCGTTTTTTCATCTGCCATGCCGCCGCCCCCCTAGTAGTTATTTAGAATCACGTATTTTATGACTTCACCGTCCTGCATAGGCGCTATGCTTACCCGGTCGCCGGATCGTAAAGCCCTGGAGACGCCGCCGCTACCGTCCGTGTTTAGGACTCCTGCAGGCAAGACCAGGCGATCCGCTCCGTAGGTTCCGGGCATGCCGTCTATTGTTAGGCTGCTGGCGCTCTGCATCGTGGCCAGCGTCACACCGCCGCCCAGTTTGACCAGCAGCGACCAGCGGCCGGTATCACCTACCGGAAGGGCCAGGAGCCTATCACCGACGCGCAGAGGGTGGACACTGACCGGAACGTCGAACAGGTCCAGGTCCAGCGCCAGGGCCGTGCCGGTCAGGACCAGGGTCACTTCGTCCGGTTCCGTCGTCTTGATCTGCGCAATTTGCAGCCCTGGGCTGCTACCGGCTCCGGTATCCTTACCCAGACCGGCCAGCAGTGCCAGCCACGGCAGTGTTTTATCCGTCGATTTCCCCATACTCTTGGTCCTCTCCTATGTGCCGTATTTCGCTATTGCGGCTTTCATTTCCGGGCTGTAGTTCCCGGCGCTGCCTTCGGTGTCCTTGTCCTTGGACTTGTCTTTCTCCTTCTTTGCCTTGGCCGTCTTCTCTTTCTCCTTGGTCGCGGCATCGTCAAACTGTACCGCCGGAATGTCCGGGGCATCCTGCAGCTCAAAGGCCATTTGTATATCCTGGCTGCTCTGCACGGTCTGGTTAACCGACCGGATATGATAAGCACCGAAAAGCTGGGTCATGTCTTCTTCGACAAAAATAACGTCGCCGCTAAAAAACTGC